TCATTCTTCGATGGGCTGAGCATTGATGACATAAACATAACCTTCTGGCATTACAGGTCTGAAAACTTCTATTGCCCTGTCTGTCAGTTCTGCCAGTGTAAGAATTCTGCCGTTAACAACCTCTGTTTGTGCGATTGTTACCCGCAAAGTGTCTCCTAGTGGCTCTGTGTCAATTTTAATTTTTGCAAACCTCATGTAATTATTAACAGAAGTTTCAATTCTTTCAATGTTTTCAGCCGAAAACGGCACTTGTCCCAAGTTTAACATGGTTTTTTATATTAAAATATGATATAAAAATATATTGTTTAAAGGTTGGGGCTTTCGCCCCTTCCTTTGTTATAATCTGATTTCCTGTAAGTTATCCAGATCGAAGATTGCTATTTGCTCGTTTTCGATTCCGAATTTTATTGCTTCTTCTTTGTCTGTGAACACTTTGCAGCTATCAAAGTAAAAACTGCCTTTGTGATACCATCCGCCGAACACGTTGTCATTATAACGCGCGTGGGTGAATGCTTTCACAAAGCCTTTAAGGCCGAAAGCGTTTTGAGTTGAGGAATGAGCAACGATAATGCCGCTTTTTACTGGTTGAAGGCTTTTTAGATCGTAAGTAAAGCCGTCTTTTAGGGAAGAAATAAACTTAAACATTGTTTTCTAGCGGTCTTTATAGTGTCGCTGTCACTGTTAACGTCATCAGTGTGATGACATTACAAAGATAATAATCATTTGATTATTATCAAGCATTTATTGAAACTTTATGAAAATATTTTACCTATTTTCCCCCAAATAGAAACCTTTGGTTCGACTATTTTTTGAGGATTGATAGACACGGTATATGGTGTTTTCGGCTCAGGAGCTAACCTTTCTTTGGCATACTTAACAAAAAGTTGATCCGAAAGTTTATCGATTTCCTGTTTTTTTAGAGGGTCTAACTGGTAATAGATATGCTCCTCTGTAAAAATCCGTCCTGTCAAGGCTGAATTGTGGCCCAATGCAGGATTTAAATTTAATGAAGGGAATTGTAAGGTTAAATTTTCATCATGATTCAACTGAACCACATCTAACCGGTTAAAATCGTTTGGCGGGTAAAAAGTATTCCAAAAAGGGTCATTAAACGGTCTAATGATCAATAAATCATCTTCTTTTGCATTTTGACTACTTACTCGTAGCTCTAAATTTGGATAGATGTGAGTAGAAATTTCATCTTTCAAATAACTTCGAGTTTTATAAATTATTGAGCGTATTGTGGCCAATTCTAATTCAATCCACTTCTTATTAAAAAGATTATTTATTGTTAGACATTCTTCTGAAAAGCTTTCTAAGTCCTTTGCCTTATCAATAAGTTCGACTAAGTATTTTGTATGCCAAAATGCTCTGTACGTGTTAAATCGGCATATGTCGCGCTGTAAATTCAAGTAAATAAGGCTGTTATCATTAGCAATTTCCCGGAAAATATCAAGTATAGGTGATATTAGTTCCTTGTAATGGTGCAAGAAAATGTCTTCCTGAACGAGTGGGTTAAGTTTTTCTTTGTAGATTTTTTCTGATATGTGGGAGAATTGCTGTTGGTACTTATAATTTCTATTTTTTTGAATGGAATTGGTTTCGTCTCCATCGCCAAAATACATTGTGTTGACCAGATTACTAAATTCGGTTAAGTTCATAAGGTTTTATTTTTTCCTTGAATATCATCCAATCTATCTTCTAATCGCCTGATCTGTTCCTGCATTATAGCCGGTTCATTAGGGAAATTAAAGCTTATACGGCAACGAACCTCAAATAGGGATGCAATATCTTCTGATTCGACGTTAAATGATGGAACTGTTTTATTATCAGACTTGCAACGCAAGAAACCTACCTCTTTAAGCCGGTTTCTTACCCGTTTTATTTTAATACCATCTGTTTTTGTTGATATTACATATATATGCTCATTTTTTACTTCCTGCCATTCCCCTGGATCAATAAATCTTCCAATTACCCAATCACCGTCATATAATGTCGGGTGCATACTGTCATTTCGGACCTTAAAGCCTAAAAATTTGCTACCCCATCCGAGCATCGTTGCAGGAAGATTAATTTTAATATGATCCTTATCATCACCGCTTAAAATTCCTGAGATTCCGGCAGCTGCTTCATGTTTAGTCATAATGACTTCTTTCGTTAGCTCGGAGTTATATGGAAGATAAGGGTTTGCTATATTTTGTACACCTAATTTTTTACTTTTCGAATTAGGTGTACTATTAGGTGTACTTATTAGGTGTACATTTTCAATTTTGCTTCCAGATTTAGTACTATCCTTCAACATTTCGCCTGCACCTGTAATCAGCCATTCTAAATTAAGCTGCGGATAATTGGAGACGATTTTCTCCAATATTTCAACTCCAACCGTTTTCCCATTCTTGATGGGCTTATAAATCGATCCTTTTGTGGCGCTAATAAGCGTTTCAAAAGAGGTCGGAGTTTCCCTAATCGATTTTATAAAGGTTTCTAAACGGTTTGAAAACATAAAGTGTAAAATTTTCTACTTTTTATTTTGACGGAGAATATTTTCTACCCATCTTTGTCCTGTTGTCACGCAAAGACGTGACAAAGTAAAGGAAAGTTTTTGAAGAATTGGAGAAAATTTTGAGTTAACGGTAAATGCAATGACTGTACTGAGAGATAAACTAAAACGCGGAGATCTGGCTGTAATCGCAACAATTGCGGGAGTTAGCTATGATACTGCACGACAAACTTTAAGTTCTGGCAGGCGAAATAACAAGGCAGTTCAGCAGGTTGCTGCGGAGCTAATTGCTGACCGGGAAAAATTATCTAAAAAGTTTCAAAAGAAAGCTTAGAATACGATGCGAATCCTACTTGGAGAAGTTTATTTAACTTATAAGAACCTACTTGATGTTGGTGTTGGCATGGATACCATTAAAACTGGTATAAAGCGCAAATCCAAAATTTGGCAGGCGATGAAAGATCCTACCGATGGTAGGGTTAAGTTAATACGCTTTTCTACATTAAAGGAAGATGTAAAAAATGATGTTCGCGCCGATCTATGTGGCGGTTTAGAGCCGGACGAATGGCTTGCAATGTTGGAAGAACAGGCAAAGCAAGATATTCAGTTAGGCAACCGGGCTGCGTTGATTGATAAAGTTGCTGATATGTGTACAGAAGGTTATAGACAATACCTTCATTTATATAGAGGAGCTGAGCCGCGTCAACAGCGAGTACTGGGACGGGCTGCCGGTATTATTGAGATAACAGCAGCTTGGTACAAGTCGAATAATATCAGTTGGAAATCTTATGAGCCGGTTAAGCAAGTGGCTGATTGGGTAACGCAGCATAAAGACGAATATTTCTATCTGAAATATCTGCCAATGAACCCAACCAGGTTAATTGAAAAGGTTCGTGAACGTGGCGTGGATGGAAAGGAACTGAATGAGGTTATCACGCTTCCACGGTCGGAAAATGATAACCGTTCAACTAAGAAAAAGGAAATGTGGTGGCAAGCCGCTGCAATTAAATTGAGCGTAAGTGGCAAAAATATGACACAGAGCGCTATTACCCGCAAATTGCGTGAATTGGCCGATGTGGTTGGTCAGGAGGCACCGAGTGAAACGACTGTAAGGAATCTTTTACGTGAAACCAATTTCCTTACGGCTGACAAACGGATGGATATCAATAATAAGGCATTACAGCGGTATCGTACCAGTATGCCACGGCTTGAATCCATGTATCCGGGTGAATGTTGGGAAATGGATGGTACGCGGGTGCAGCTTGCACCTCACAGGACTGTCGATGGTTTAAAGTTTCTTTACGTGGTGGTTTGTCGTGACGTATATAGCGGCGCGTACTTGGGTTGGCACTTCTCAACTTCGGAAAGTGGCCACTCGTACAGAATGGCGCTAAAAATGGCCGTAAACCTAACGGGTAGAGTTCCTTACGAACTTAAACACGATAGATTTCCGGGTCATAACACACAGGAAATTGAGCACTTGTTCAAAGGGCTTAATGAAATGGGCGTTAAACTGACAGTAACCAGTAAAGCAACCGGGAAACCAAACGTTGAACGCGCGTTCCTGACTTTACAGCAAGTATTTGAAAGTGAACATCTTGCATACTGGGGACAAGGTATTAAATCAAGCATGGCAACGGCGCATCCAACGGAAGCTTACCGCTACCAGGTTAGCCGGGAATTAAAGAATAGCGGATGGGATTTTGATGCTGCCTGGATGGCTGAATGTGGTGTTATTGCTGCTTACAATCATACTCCTTTGAGCAAATACAGCCGCAAACATGCCAAGGTAGATGTTTCACCGTGGCAAATGTACCAAAACGCTGAGGATGAAGCGAAAGGACGCAAATTAGAGGTGTTTGAAATTGCGGATCTGTTCTGGCCGAAACGCGAGGAAGGTATCCGGAACCGCTGTATTAAAATGGTTCTGAAAGGTAAAACATATCGTTATGACCTGATTGATACTACTCATTACCATATTTTGGCTGAATACCAGGCACCTAATGTGAAGCTTACTGTAAGATATGAGCCTTTTGACCTAAGCAAAATAATGCTTTTTGACAGTGAGGGTAATTTCCTTGCGGAAGTGGTTGAACAGGAAAGTATTAATCTGTACGGAGCTGATGCAGAATGGAATAAGGCTGCTGATTGGAAAGCTAAGAACAAAGCAATTGATGTCAGACGTAAGGAGGATCTGGATACTTATTTATCATTCCTGCCGGAAGAGGCGGCGGCTATGCTTCCTACAAAACTGAATAAAAAAGTGAGTGAGGATGCTCAAACGGCCTATTTGCTCAATAATGATGAATGGAATCTTGGCAAAGTTCAGGAAAAGAAAAAAGTGAAGGTTTCCACCATCGATGATTTTGACGCTGATGCCTTTGCTCAGAGCCAGTACTGATTTGTAACACTTAAATACTACTATAAATGAGCATTTTAGAATCTATTCATCACTTTAATTCCGGGTCATTGATCACGGTGAAAGACGGTCAGTTAAGTACTGCCTGGATGGTTTTGGATAACAAAATTAAGTTTCTGGAAGTCGTCCTTTTAAACGGAATGGCTGCACCTGGTGTTCAGGCAGATCTTCGCGAATACAAAATAGTGAAAGACGAGATTGCCCGGTTAATGGAGCAACGCAGAACAAAAGAGCATTACACAGCTTAAAACAAAACCCTGACCGTTCGGCCAGGGCATGAGAGAAACACCAATACAAACCCAATATACAAATGATTAGCGAACAAAAGAAAAACGAGATCGTTAGCGCGATCGTCGCGGAAAGAAGTCTGCTTGGCAGCATGAACAAGGTGGCTAATAAACTGGGAATTAACGCTGGTACGATCAGCCATAACCTAATGAAATCGGAAAACTGGCATAACGTATCTGAAAAGATGTGGACTGGCATCGCTGCCGATTTAGGAATTAGCCTGGTTAACCGTGGTTGGAATATTGCCCAGACCAACAACCTGAAAATTATGCATCGTACACTGGCCGATGCTCAGCGTGAAGCGCTATTTATGGCTGTTAGCGAAAAGGCAGGATCTGGCAAAACTTCAAGTATTGCTGACTTCGTGGCCAAGGATCAAAATAGCTCTGTTTATTCTCTTCAATGTGAGGAATGGAGCCGCAAAGGATTCCTTATTCGGTTGGCTAAGGAAGTAGGTGTTGAAGCCGGGAAGTATGACAGCGCGGAAGATATCACTGAGGGAATTGTCCGCTTTTTCAAGCAACGTGCAAAGGACTGTTCACCACTGCTGATTCTGGATGAAGCGGACAAATTGAAACCGGCTGCAAAACGCTTCCTGATCCCGCTTTACAACAGACTGGAAGATGAAATCGGCCTTGTGTGCTGTGGTACTGAAAACCTTGAAAAGGAGATTAAAAACGGGGTTAGGAAAGCTGAAAAAGGCTATGACGAGATTGACAGCCGGTTGGGTAGAAACTTCGTGCACCTGGTTGGTTCGCTTCGTTCAGATGTGGAATTGATCTGCCAGGCAAATGGCATTACTGAACGCGATACCGTTGACCGGATATTTACAAAATGCAAGCCGATCACTAAAAGCATTAACGGCAAGTTTGTCGAATGCGTTGAAGACGTCCGGGCCGTGAAAAGGGCTATTAAGGCCGAAAAATTGAGACTTGCCAACGCTGCTTAAACACTTTTAAACAATCACTTAAACACTTTAAATAAACTTTTCATGAATCAATCATTTAACAAAGTGTCCAGCGGGCGTATTAAAGCTGCCCAGGCCCTTATTACAAGTGGAAATTACATTTTGATCACAATCAATTCAGAGCGCAATGTTGCAGGTGGCAACGTTGACACCTTTTCAGATTTGCCTTTGGAAGTACAAAAGGAAGTAATGACAAAGGTAGTTGAGTGTAGAGATGCTGTCCGCAACGATAACTAAAATGGCCAACGGACTACCGGAAGCAACCCTTTCCAATGAAGGAAAAGAGGCTGCGATCCAAAGTGTAACAGATTCAGAAGATTACGTGGTGTTCACAATTAATTACCAGGGAAATAAGCCAGGAATAAGCTGTAATACCAACCTGCCACAGGATGTTTTCTACGATTTTATTGAAAGAGCAATACCAGGTTTTTTACCATCTAAACAAGGCTAATTATGGAACGCTTAGGAATTTTAGAATTAACAGAAATTACTGCAACTGATCGTCAGGCAGAAGCAATTGCAATGGTAGAAGCCGCAAACCTGACTAATCAGGAAATGTTTTTGACCGTGATGCGTAACGACTTTGAAAAGATCCTGGAAGGATTTACAGGCGTGTATCTACGCGATTATCAGTATCAGATTGTCCCTAACGAATTGATTCCTGCCATTAAAGAAATCAGCCTGCATGGATTTAGCGATGTTCCGGAAGATCACGAGCTGTTTTTGTTTGTGGACTGGTTTACGGCAGAAGGCCGGGCGGTTGGTCGTGAAATTCTGGAAATGGTCACGAACTGGCTTGAAGAGCACCTTTAACCGATGGAAATGCTTCAACATTCACAATTTATCGAGGCCGGTTTTGAACAGGAAGTGGTCAAGCAATGGGATAATAACGGGGGATTTAAGGAAATGTTTACTAGCCGTTTTCTTGGAACTGATACGGAGCCGGTTGCTTACATCGAAAATAGTTTAAGCGTCTTCTATGGCAGGATTGGAGCCTTACAATGGAAGCTAACCAATCAGGCAGAACTTGACCAGTTTACCAATAAAATAGTACCAACATTCTGTGATTTAAAATAACAATTTAAACCAAACGCGGCGGCGTAACGCTTTTAAAATGGCTAAGAAAAGCACAACAATTAAAGACAAAGGATTAGAAGTAAAAGTGGTTATTGATCAACTGGATGTTGAAGTTGCCCAGTATCTGGCACTGAAAGAAGCTGCCGGTGCAATGGCTGTCAAAATGAAGGATTTGAAAGAGCGTATTGATGCACGTATCGCATTTGAAAAGCCTCCTTTTGTTGATGGAGAACTGGTTCTAACTACCGGAATTGTCAAAGAAGTAATGGGAACGCCAAAACTTGTCTGGGCTAAAAACGGCAAAAGCCTGACGCCAAAGGATCGGGAAATTGTCGCTAATGACATGACTGATCAGTATTTGAATGTTGATCTGAACATCAAAATGATCTGCCAGAATGCAGATACGGACGCGGATTTAAGACAAGTTCTTGCTAAGTATAATATTAGCCAGGAGCAGGATATCAGACTAGACGTTAAGGCTCTAAAATGATCCGCGCTATTAAAATTATCCTGGGCGGCCTGTTTGGCATATCGGCAATATTGGCCGCCCTGATTCTTATCATCATTTACCCGGCCATCTGGCTGTTTTCAGGTTCTTCAAAATGAGATACAGAACGTTTGTTTTTAATCACGAGGTATGGTGGATCTGCGACAACTGCGGCCATCAGTTTGATATGAGAATGGGAATTTGTCAGAATTGTAAAAAGGTTTTCTACGCTTAAAATGCAAAGACTTAAATCGCAAAACGAAAGATTTCACGGCCTGATTGGCAAATTAAAACTTGATCGGGACGAAAAGAAAGAATTAGTCAGGGAAGTAAGTGCCGGACGCTGCACTTCATCCAAAGACCTGACAGCTCACGAAATGGCAAGGGCCATTGATATGCTTTCCGGAAGTTTCGACGCCCGTGTGGCTAAAATGCAAGCCAAGGCACGCGCCATCGCCAACGATATCGGAGCTTTGAAAATGAAGGATGGTAAAGTAGATTATACGGCTTTAAATACCTTCATTTTGAAGACCTGTAAGAAACCTAACCTGTTTCAGCTCGACTATAAAGAGCTAGTTGTGTGCATTACGGCACTGGAAAGATGGCGGGATTATCGCACTAAAAAGATGGTTAATGAGGCTTTAAAAACTGTTTAAATGGAACGTATAAATAAGATTACAGTAAAACCACTGCCTATTGAAAGGCCAAGTCCAATATTGGTCAGTGTCAGCAAATCAGGAGGATTCAGATTGACAAAAGGGCTTTATGAATTAATGGGAAGTCCTGAATATGTGGAGTTTGTTTTTAATAAAGGTGAACTCTTTATTATGCAATCATCGGAGGAAACAGGATTTAAGATAACAGTAAATTTAAAGTCCATGAATTTTACTTTTTCATGTCGTCCGGCTTGCAAACGTTTCTTTAATCTGCAACCTCAAAAGGCAATTGTATTTACAGAGCCTGTTGTCCAAGATATTGACGGACTAATGACACCGCTCTATCAAATCAAACTGCCCGGATGAACAAATTAGTAATAAACCTTACGCCCCAGGAAACAAAAATACTGGCTGAAATCCTGGGGCTGATATTGACTGGCAGCGATGTTCATGCGCTTAAAATTCAATTGATGCACGGCAAAATGGATTATCTATTATTCAGCTGTGTGCATGATTTGTATAATCGCCTGGATTCAAAAACAAAGGAGATCCAGGCATTTGGCCACAAACCCGGAAAGTCGGTAAAAGTGTTTTTAAAGCGTCATGAGGCACTTGCATTATTTATGCTGTTCAATGATGCCAAGCCAGAAAATGAAAGTCATTTACCCGCGATTCCTGATCACACAATGAACATGATCAGAACCATGAGAGGCGAAATTCATAAACATTATTTAGTATGAGCAAATTTATAGTAACAAGTTTCGACGATGAAGGAAAAGAGCTGTCTATGACGCTCGAATATAGCAATACAGGGTTTCATTTTTTAAAATCCTGGAATGTTGTGGGTGACTGGCCGGGTATGATTTGGCGGTGGATCTGGGCACATCCACCGTATACCAGGGAGGTTCTTTTTACCTGGCGTGAAAATGCCCTGATCCGGGAAGTCAAAGAGGTTCCGGAAGATTTGACTTTTGCAGTTTTTTGGGACGCTTACGATTACAAGGTTGGCGACAGAAAGAAGGCTGAGAAGATTTGGAACGCAACGAGTGATGCCGATAAGATGGCAGCGATGGCAGCCTTACCACGGTACAAATATTGGCTTTTAACAAATACAACGCCGATGGTTCACGCCACTACATATTTGAATCAAAGAAGGTATGAGAATGAGTTTATTATTAAAAAAGGATAACTATGGAACCTAATTTTGAAGTTACACAAGAAATGATAAACGCTGTACCAAAAAAGGTAATGAGACGTTTTAACCCTATTCTCGAACTGCTTACAGGACTGCTTAAAAAAAGAGATTCATTCTACTACGGCAGCACAAAACAAAAGCAGATCATGTATAGCCAGGTGAGTAAAATCACTAATTTCTTTCATACCGAGGTCTGTAAATTCGCCATAGATTTTTATTATGATACGGTGACCGAAAAGAACAAAGCTTACGGTTTTCAATTGGAAATTAACGGGCATCTTGACTTTGTGGATTTGCGTATATTTGACAAAACAACCTGTGAGGGCATTTTTGGCAAAGCAACAAAGTGGCTGTCAACTGAGGACGTTGATAACCATGATGCAGGTTTTGTACTAAAAATATTAAATGAAAGGCTGCTGCAACTATTAGAATACCGTCAAGCGTTCCATTATTACATCAACCAAAAAGAAGATATTAAAATTACTGATCCTGAACCCTTTGCATTTTAGGATTATATGATTGAATTTTACAACAAAGAATAACCCTGCAAATATCAGCGTATGCCGGTTAAGGAGATTAAGAGGACTGAAAGACGAGCGAGATTGAGTGAACGTAATGAAAAGATCAGAACCTACTATAAAAAGAGGTTTGAAGGCGGCTACCGCAATGATTTTATTATAAAGGAAATGATATCAATGTTCGCTTTGGATGCTTACACGCTTGAAGCTATCGTGTATAAAAAGAAGCCGTATAATGATTTTTAAGGTTAAGAGGAGAGGATTGTTTAAAAGCCCTGGCGATTGTGCCAGGGCTTTTTTTGTTATATTTAGCGAATATTTAATACTATTCGATTATGCCGCTATTTACAGACCTTATTACCGTAGTGTATGGATTATCAAATCAATCCGCTGATTACATTGCCAGAACTTATGACCGTCACCAGATAGGGCCGTTTCTTGCAAAAAAGATTGAGGACAAGGAATACCAAAGGACATTAGATGCACCTGGATTTGAGTTTATTGAAAAGCTTGGGGATCGAGAGCATAAAACACATGCCTTTGTTTTTAGGGCCGGAAGTGATCGTGCAGAAGTTTTGTCTTATAGTGGGAATGGGATTGGATGAAATTATTAGAGAAAAGCCCTGGCGATTGTGCCAGGGCTTTTCTCTAAAATGAAATAACAAATTTACTAGACTAGCAAAGCCGCCATTAAATTTGATTGCAGACTTGCAAAAGATGCAAGTTCGACTTCTGTCAAATAATCACCAAATGAAAATAGACTATGAGAGCACATCGCTAATCCTGCCGTACCTGTTAGCGCGTTACCTCCGATAATCAACTGAAAGTCATTAGCTCCTCCAACTGTTGTTATTGTTTTACTCGCAAGCACACCGTTAACAGATGCATTTAGCTTCCCTAGGCTACTACTAACAGAACCGATCAGAGGTCCGATTGACATTCCAAGACCCGCTACTGTGGCATTGTCTGCACTTGAATTCACTCTGAATCCAGCAGCATCAGGATTAATAACATAGCGTCCTAATATGTGGTTGGTTGCGCTTTGAGCAACGGAATAGCGTCCAACGACATTAGAGGATGGTATTGTTGAAGTGTACGCAGCAACGTGGTTTTCTTTAATGTTTTTTAAAAAGGGAACTTGCCATCCAAGGTTAAAGAACACACCTTTTGCATCGTAGACAGCATCCGTTGTAGGAAAATTAATATTGTATGCAGGAGCTACCAAATTAACACCCCCTTCAACTCGACCAAAACACGGTAAGAAAAGATGTGTTATCTTAGAATAAAATCCAGCACTTTTTACTCCCTTAAAAAAATCATTTAAAGCTCTTTTTTTCGCATAAGGAAGAGATGCGAGTGTGGTTGGAATCTGTGCGATATAAGCAGCGGCGGCGGCATCCCAAACTATTGGGACTTCAACCTTACTTCCGATGTTATTGACACTTGCATCTGCGTCTTTGATTATGAAAATCATAATTATATTATTTAGTAATTGAAATTAAATGATTGTTTCAAAAATTGGGCACCAATTGTCTACTCTTTTTATTACGCCTTCACAATCTATCTTTACGTTATCACCTTGGGAATCACGCAAGTTTCCACCACTTGATCGGCCTCCAATTGCATAACTTAGTGTTAGACCGACGGGATTTTGAGAACAGAAGATATTAACAGTGTCGCCATGACTTAAAGTTACGTTCGTAATAATATCTGCCGAGCCGTTTTTCAAAACGAAGCCTTTATGCGTGGGCAAAGTTGTATATAGAACATTTACTGATTCATCCCAAATTAGAGGTTTTACCGGCACATTCATTTTGCAAATTATAATCCACACTGTACTCGCTTCATTTTTTTGAATCATGTATGAAGCAATACCGATAGGCTGCATTTTAATTTTATCAACAATCGCCCTTTTTATGACAACGCCAATGGCTGCATACATTACCCGAAATCCATTAGAAGTTAAATGCACTGTGTCTGCGTACTCATATTGATACATGGCAGTCCCGAAATGCACGTAACTCTTTTCTTTGGCTAATTTTAATTGTGCTAGTGGCGGGCCAGTGGTCGCCCCTGGTCTAACGGGGTAAGAAGCCATTTGATAAACAAAGAACTGAACGTCATTGGTTTGCCCAGTGATTGCCTTTATTGTAGTATTTAAAGAAGTGAAAAGCGTATCAAGCTTATTGTAAAACACTTCAATTGTATTATTCGCGTCATCACCGTTTTCACCTTGTATGTAACAAAATGCAGGAACATTGTAAGTCTTCCCTTCGGCCATTGCCATTTCTTTTGATCTCTTGATAGATTCAATCAGGCGCTTGTAATAAATTTGAGTCTGATCCGTCAGAAGTGCATAGCTGGCACCTCCTGTTCCAGGCGCACTTACAATAGGAAAAAAACCTTGATCAGAGACAGCAATTAAGTTTTCGTCACGAATTAACTCCGTTAAAATTTTTGAAATTGCCTTTCCTGACTCATCGCCACTTGTAGGCATAGGAATGAACCCAGTTCCATAAAAAGTATCTGCCGCCCCTGCTGTATCTGGATTATAATTCGTTAAAATCCCGCCTTTGTGCGTTCTGGCGTTATAAAGGGTTGTCGGAACAGCAAAGCTTCCCATTACAGATAAACTTTGTCCATATACAATAACGTGAACATAATCTGCATATAGCTCTACTGTGGTAAACTTGCCGGAGTTGTTCTTTTTTAAACTATCCTTTATGGAAGTAATGGTATCCAGTTCTGCTTTACGTCCCACCCAATTAATTCCATTTGGGGTTGTTTCAAAAAATACGTTCCCATCCATGTCAGAAGCAACTAACCTATCATTGCTATTTAGAATTAATTGAGTGGTTTTATCAATAGCCACTTGCGCTGATGCCATTAAGGCCAATTCCGCTGCTCGCCCGACCCAATTAATTCCGTTGGGGGAAACTTCAAAAAATACGTTTCCTAACGGATCGCAGAAAGACATTTTGTCTGTGTTGGATGTTAAGATATTTTTTGTTTTTTCTTTGAAATCAACAGCGTCCAGTAATTCAGCTGATCGGCCAACCCAATTAATTCCACTTGGACTGATTTCACAAAATACGTCTCCATTTGAATCGGCAAGCGTAAATGTTCCTGTGGCCGATTGAGTGAAAATATCTTTAAGGGCAGACGCGCTAGCATATGTTGCTATCAAAACAGAAGTGTTTACGTCTATTCGTCTAAATTCAAAGGCTGCAATTTCGCCAGTTCCCTGAACCTTAAATGCTTGTCCATCTGCAACAGCAGCTCTACCCAAAGCCTCGGTTGTATAAACACCAGATTGTATTAATGCAGCATCGGCAGATAAAGCCGCTGACACTTTATAGGCAAGTGAATTATTTTCGCTAGCCTTGGCGTTTCCCTCACTGATACCTGCGGCTACTTTGCTTACTTCAGCATCGGCAGCCTTAGCACCGGCATCAATTGACGCTTCTAGTGATACTCCTGCGGAAACTCCTGCTTCGCCACTTTTAGTGATAACTATTGCCGTTTGTGAATTAACGGTTTGAAGATTTTCCCCAACTGTACGCTTATCATCATAGACATTTTGAGCCAAGGTTTGCAGATCCTGTGTAACGATTCCTGGCGCTCCCTGATCACCTTTATCACCCTTTGCTCCGGAAGAACCAATCGGGCCTTGTGATCCGGCTACACCCTGTATTCCTTGGATACCCTGGTCACCTTTGGCACCTTGTGGCCCAGTGTTTCCTATATCACCTTTTGTGCCGATTATACCCTGAATTCCTTGTATACCTTGGTCACCTTTTTCACCGCGCGGGCCAGTGTCGCCGGTTTCACCCTTAACACCAGAAATACCCTGGATGCCCTGAATACCCTGATCGCCTTTGTCTCCCTTGGCACCAGTGTTGCCAGTATCACCTTTTGCACCCTGGATGCCCTGAATTCCTTGAATGCCCGGATCTCCTTTTTCACCTTGGGTACCAATATTGCCAATTTCGCCTTTTTCGCCTGGTATACCCTGAATGCCCTGAATACCTTGATCACCTTTGTCACCTTTGGAGCCGGTGTTGCCAGTGTCGCCTTTTACACCCTGAATTCCCTGGGTTCCCTGATCGCCCGTTTCGCCTTTATCGCCCTTAGTTCCGGTGTTGCCAATCTCACCTTTGGAACCCTGAATGCCCTGAATTCCCTGTATTCCCTGATCGCCTTTATCACCTTTCGGGCCAGTGTTTCCAGTGTCGCCTTTAACACCAGGTATACCCTGAATTCCTTGGTTTCCCTGGTCACCTTTGTCACCTTTGGCACCTGTTGAACCGGCAGGGCCACTGTTGCCCGGTTCGCCTTTATCACCTTTTACACCGGTTTCTCCCTTTGGCCCCTGGAATAAAACTGGCGCTTCAACTCTGTCGTCGTGAATTATTTCAATGTACATTTTTAAGAAGTTTTAGAATCGTCTTGCATGATTTCAAAAAGACCCTTGTATAGTGTTGTTTTAATATTGTCGGTCGTAAACTCCATATCATATTCAAATCGTCCTGAGCGCACAAGCTGCATTTCTGACGTTTCTTTGTGGAATGTGAGCGTTTGACCGGCTATTGTAATGCCTCCATTTTCTTCCGTGGAAAAGGTCAGTACTGGCATTTCCGGAATGTCGCCGGTTGGCCTGATCTGCATCAGAATGTCAGTAGTGGGCTTTATTTCATAGTTGGAGGATACTATGAAATCGGTCAGGTGAAAGGTGTCCCCACGGTAAACCTCCCGGAAATTAATGGTTTGTGGTCTGTAAATCATTGGGTTTTTGAACGGCGTTGAGTTGTGAAAAATTTATTAAAAAAGATGTAGACTATTGAAAGTATCAGAGCAATGAGCGTTCCACGAAAGGCGTCTTTATGCCACGGAGCAACGCCCCAGATTACGCGCTCACCAGGCACTTTGTACGGTACCTTTTTATAGATGGTAACCGTGTCACATTCAGCTTTGATTTGGGTAATCGTGTGCGTACGTTCAACAATTACCTTGGCGCGGCCTTGCTGAATTTCTTTGTACAAATAGGTGGTATCTGTCTTGAATGACAGAATTACGCTGTCTTTGGGAACTAGTACAGAAACGGGTACCATAATTTTTACGCTATCGGCCACGACTGACTTTGAGAATTTACGCTCACAATTTTTGTAAGTCACGCAGGAAGTAGCGAATAAAAAAAGAAGGACAAAAAGAAGGTTTTTCATTGGATTGGTATGTTTAAACTGTGTGATAATGTGCCTTGGATTTCCGGTTTTGGCTTTTGCATTGTCCGGATTTGAATGACCTGGTAAACGGTTAGGTTAAATACTTGCTCACAGACGTAGTAGCTGCCGGTGTAATAATCTGAGCTTTTTGTCCTGTCTTTAATTCCATTGAATTGTGAAATTGACTGGTAAAGATCATTTGTGATTTGCTCATATTCCGGGTAGTCGCTCCATGCTGAACTTTCATATGTTGCCGGTGGAAGGCTAAAAATTAGCTTTACGGTAACTTGGCCGGTGCCGGTCTGATTACCTTTGGTTGTGCCAAACCATACGATTTCTGAGAAATCCAGAAGGATACCAGGTATAATGATGGAATTGAATGAATCAGGTTTTTCGAGTTGACCTTTGTCGCGGTCTATCCAGTTGATAGCGGTGACGGTATCCCCGATGTGGCTTGCCAGGTCTCTGAATGTTTTGAACATGGATCTTCGGTGTAAAATGGTGTTTAAACTCGTAAATGCTTTCTGATAACTCGTAGCTCAGCACGGGCATAATTACCGGTTCTGGTGGTTCTTCATGATGATAGATCAAGACAGTCTCGTGTGGGAATAGTTTTGATAAATCCCCGAAACTGGATAAGTGGCCTATGATTATAACCCTCATTGCTTAAAAATTTTGTCAAGCTGCTTTTCAATTTTCGAAATGATTTTTTCCTCTAAAACCTTCGAAGGGCCCATGAATTGACGTTGCGGCATTTCAATGGTTTTTTCTTTGAAAGCGAAACCCTTTCCGGGTGTTGTACCCTTCGCGAACTTGTTCTTTTCGCCACGGTTGCGCTGGAAGGTTTCTGATCTTGCACCCTGCCTGATTTCCCCGCCTTCGTTATGTATTTCGGCATAGGGACGATCATTAGTAAATACTACGCTGCCGTTACCTTTATGCCAATCAACAGCATCAGACAAATGGCCCTTATCTGTTAGGATTGGAGGAACGCTGCCGTTCTTTTTGCGTTTACGTTCTTCACTTGCCGGTTTTAAGGGTGTCCACTTTTCAAGACTTTCGTCGGTAAAACCTTCATCCCGAAATGATTTCTTAAAGTGCTTTTCACCTTCTACACCAATAATGGTGTAAGCGTCATCCTCCATCAGTTTTTTAACTGCGGCGGCTGCCGTCTTCATTTCGTTTGGTGACATATTGCTTGGCTTTCTTGGTTACAATTTTTAATTCTTTGTCGCTCAGTGTTGATATGTATGGATGATTATCACTGAATAACTTACCTGTTAGCCCTGGGTTATTGTCAAGCCCTGGTGCCACATCTGGCCCATCCGGTATTGCGTCAGATACATCATCGTCAGTTTGAGAAACACTACACTGGCAATTATACCGGCTTGGTGGCATGTGCTTGATCCAGAAATCATCCTGAATCGGTTTAATGATGTGGTAATAGACTTTGTGTTCATCGCTTGGCGTAGCAGCCGTTGAAGGCATGTATTCCAGATTTGGGTACAAATCGGCGCTTGCTTCAAACTTTTTCCACTGAATTGCAGATCTTGCTGCACGGATTCCGGTGTTGTATTCAGTCTTTAACCACGTCTGATTGTAATTCTCAACCACCGGCGCGGCCAGTGTCTGAAACTCTTCCCAACTCCTGATTTTACCATCTGGCCGAACCGTCAGCGCTGCCAATTCTTTCGCCTGGTGCCAGGACTTACCGGCAGCAAACAAAGCGCCGGATTCACGTAGCTGCTGAGCCAGATCATAATTAGGCTTACCGTATTCAATCTTACCTGCACCGATGTTCACCGCCTCGTTTAATGTACTGTAAGTAATCTCCATCAGGTCAGGATCAACATCAGCCTTTTTTGTACTGAAAATGCGTTTTAAGGCTTTGCCCACCAGGTCACCTATGTTAAGGAAACTTGGCAGCTTGTAATCTGAATCACCCGCTTTTAGGTTAATGTGATCACAACTATGATAATAAAGCTCATGCAGCCTTATGGCCATTTCTATTTCCGGCCCGGTCAATGCCGGGCCGCCACGAAAAAATCTTGTATACGGTCTAAAAGGCTTAAAGCCAGTTTTGTCTTGTCATTTTGTTTAGGATCTGGTTTACCTGGTACCGGGATTTGAGCAGCTGCTTTGGTTTTCTCTTCCTCACGTTTTTTAAGCGCTTCCATATCAAAAACGACATTATATTCCTGTTCAAAATATTCGATTGTCAAAGGTGCTACCTGCGTATGAATGCTGAGATCCATAGTTAACCGCTTGTCTTTGGGTATGGTAGCTTCTTCATCCATAAACTGAAATTCCCCGGTTGCCGCTTCGGGGAAGCCCTGGGCAATCATCATGTTCCGGACACGGCCATTAAGCAGCTTGGTGACAAACAGCCGGTCGTCCTGGGCGATAGCCTGTGCAACACGTTCGTGAACTTCTCCCTGGGAACGGCTGCTGCCGTCTTCGGTGGTCATGGTCTGGCCAACGATCAGTTTTGATAATCCCTTTTCCATCTTTTCATAAAGACCGTCATAGGTATCACTAGCGCCCGATTTGTTGGCTTCAATAAATTCAACATTACTGCCGTTGGGAACTGCGATGTAAGACATTGCACCGGCTTGTTCCAGGGCTTGGAGTAGCTGCGTTTTGTTGCCTGGCATATGAGGATCATACGTGCCTTTACGCATTGGCTGACCAAAGATTTCATTGAATTGCGCCCAGTCGGAAAGGTTGCCCCGTTTGATCAGAACCAAAATGGTTGCTATCAGGAGTAAGCCCAAATCGTCAGGTTCACCAACTCCAATGTAATAGTAGCTATATGGTGATTTGGTGTAACTGATCCCGGTTATATCATAAGGATCTGCAACAACAATGCCGTCTTTCGGGACAACGTGCGAGCGTGGTACCAATTCGAAAAGATCATTCTTGAAATCGGCATGAATCAGGCTATAACCCCAAAAACGGCTATCCAATGCATGTTTCAAAAACAAATCAAAATGCTCAGAATTTAAAAGGTTATTGATCGAATCAACCGGGTTTCCTTCATTCTGAAAAACTATATTGCTATTGGTGACGGCTAACCGGCGCTGATTAATAACGGATTTCAAATGGTCATCAATCAGGATATCGGTATAGATATCATAAAGTGCTTTGCGGTTTGGGCGCTCAATACTGATGGCAGACTGGTAAGCATTTCGCCACTTGGTTAAATCCTTCCGGGTAATGTCTACCGTCCTGATATCAATGCTAAAATCATTAATAACGGTTTGCCCTGGTTTTATCTGAGAATTAGCGGTTGAAGCGGATTTGTTAAAACCCTTATTTTTCCTTGCCATACGGCCTTTTAGATTTAAAAATGAATCCTAGTGCTATTATAATCCGTGCTCGTTATTTAAACGGCACTTAAACGGGCTTAAACCAGTGGTGGCCGTGGCGGTCTGCCGCCGAATCCAATCTGATTGCCGTCCGGCGTTCCAATTCCGGGATCTGGTGCAGCAGCTACACCTGTCAAAGCCATTTCCCCGGATGCGTAATCTTTCAAGATCCGGATAGCGTCACTGTATCGGTCTGAAACCTTGGCGGGGATGGTTTCGGCAACGCTGTACAAATGGTAAATGGCTATGTCCCGGCCAATCATTACTAGCAATTGATCACGCGTTTCGCCGGTTTTTTCCAGTTCTGGCCGGATCAGGTAACGGCGGGACAAGTAATCTTCAATTTCCCTTTCGGCAGCTTTGCAGGCGGTCAAAATCATGACCTCGGAAAAACGGGCGAGCAGGTTTTTGATTTCCGTATAAAGGCCGGTGCTTAAATCGGTGCTTATTATGAACATAATCTTAAATTTCTATGGCTTCGATTTCTGTCGAAAGTCGCTTTTTAATACTTTTCAGGGCTGCCAAAACAGCATTTCTAACTCTTTGTTCAGCAAATTCAGGAATGAAAACATGTTCAGAGTTATTTTCTGCTCTTTCGATTGCAACTTGAATTTCTTCTAGTTCCCTGGCTTTTTGACTTGCCTCTTTGATCTGTTTAATTTTGTCCATGAGTTATTAAAATTCTTGAATTGAGTTAAAGCAATGTTCGTCATCGATCCAGTCCAAAATATTAGCCAGGAAATTGCCTGCCTTGGTAAGGGTGCCTTTGAGCTGATTTTTTCCCAGGGCGCTGCTTATCGTTTCACCAGTCCTGCCGAAATAGTAGCCGCCTTTGGTGATCAGAATAGCATTGAAAAAGGCACCACAACAAGCATTGCCTAACATGTCAATGCAGATGGCGATTCCACGCATCACTTTTGATAGATACAGGTAAATCTTTTTGCGGCTTCGCTCGTATCGGAAGGCGCTTATGATCTCAAATACAAAACCGATCGGAATGCAAATGATGCTCGAAATGATGGCGAAAATGACAAGGATTAAATTTATCATGTTAAAGTCTTTGGGTTCTCCTTCTGGCACCTTCTGGCGCTTCTGGTTTGGTTTCTCTGTTTAATTCGTCTGCAATTTCTTTTGCTCCTTCAAAGGCATCCGGACCGTCATCGTGGCCGCCAGGGAAGGATAAAAACTGGTCAGTAAGATTTTGCATGTGCCTGGATTTTCTAAGCTTATTCCAGAACCTGACTACGCCACGTTCAAACAATGGTGTGCAGTTTTCAATACGGCCTTTCTTGTCCGGTTTTTTACGATTATCGCCCATGATCGGCAGCATATAACCACGGCTTTCACTTTCTGTTACATACTCTTTCAGGTGCATATCCTGAATAAAATTGGTTTCCAGATAGTTGTAAATCAGCAGTGCCCCGGCTGCTTTAAGTTCCTCATTCATGTCGTAATGAGCTTGAACCATTGCCGTTAAAGTGCACTGATCAACAAACACGGCCAGTACGTCATAAAATCTTCCCATGCGTCCTACGGCAACAATGGCCTTGAAATCGTTCTTGGCCGTGTCCTTGTAACTTGGATCACAGTAAGTGATAATCTGCTTGTAAGCGCTTAGGTTGGGCATGTTGTCCCAGATAAACCATTCTGCTTTAAACTTGTCACCTTCCTGCAAATGGATGTGAAAGTATTCTCTTTGTGATGCCCGGTAACCCATTTTCGTCATCCGGTCAACCAGTTCGGCCCTGGTTAATCTTTCCTTCCAGGCGGGAACACCGTCAACCGACTGATCCATTTTATGGGTCTTCGGGTTTTCAAGTGCAAAAACCTTGATATGGCAAATGTATTCTTTAACCGGGTCATCGTCTTCAACATCTCCAACCAAGTAAGCCAGTGATGATTTTTTATGAATTCTGTTACCGGCAATAATAAAGCGCCCACCATTTTTAGGATCGAAACAGCCCATTAAATCTTCCAAAACCCAATCAACGGCTTCTTTGACAAGCTGCTCATTTTTTACAAGTGGCTTGTCATCAATGTCATCAATAACGATATAATCAGGCCGTTTTTCTCCTTCTCTTGTTCCCCTGGGTGATTGACCACGCCCAAATGCCCAAAAGCCTATTCCATCGGCTGAAAAACTGGAATCGCCCCAACTTCCAAAAGTTTTTTGCTTTCCAAAGTCATTGATATAGCGGTCATTAAATTCTAGTTCTGCCTTGATATCAGCCAAAAGCATAATAGCTTTGTTCTCGTTATTTGATGCAACGATCATGCCGCTAAGCTCTTTCTTTGCCTTCAATATCAGCGGCATCATTACGTCACTGAAAATTGATTTGGCATGACCACGTGGCCATTCGAGGGCAATAAAAATTTTAGGATCTGCAAGTATTTCCTTTGCTGCTTTTTTGTGAAACCAACCAAAAGGGCTGCTCATATAATGCGGGAAATAGTAATTACAGAACTTTGAAAAATCTTCAAGCAGCCCTTTTATCCGGATTCGTTTAGCGTCAGCACTTTCATTGACCGGGATACTACGTCCTGAAATAATCCGCTTTTTCTCTTCCTGGTATTCCTTCCAGAACTTTTCGTCTTTGGTTGCCATTAAGCTGCGATTAATTCACGTTTGTGCATCAAAAAGGAATCGGTGTGTTCCACGATCAGTTTTGCAAGATCGTTGTCCCTGGCTGAAACATATTCAATCAGTTCACGGGTTACGTTCACATATTGAGACCAGGACAAATCTTTTCCTTTAATTGTCGCAAACAGCTTGCTAAGCGCGTCAATGTCACCTTTTTCAAGAAGTTTTAATGTTTCGCCTTCCTTCCGGTTTCTTTCGGTTGTGGCTTGCAAAGCTTCAATCTGGTAATCAATCAGGCCGAGCATCCGGTCGGCCCTTGATTCTTCAAGGCTAAATTTTGTCGAGCGTTCTTCACGCCAATTTCCTTCTTTTGCCCATTTAGACATTGTTGCTGATGAAATTTTCAACATACGTGCTACGTACTGCTGATCTCTTCCAAGCATAAACAGATCTTTTGCGGCTGAACGCTCTTCATCCTTATTCATACAAGTGTGTCGTGATTTTTGGTTGTTCAAAATTGAGCAATCAAAGGCAATTATCAGAAAATTAAAAAGTACCGTTGTCCTATATACGACAACCATTCTGCTGTGGGGTACAACCATTCTTTTTTTCGGTTGCGACATCAAAAAAATGCACTCAATTTTGGATTCAAATCAACGAAACAAATGTCCAAACCATTTCTTCTTATTGACGATACGATGACCATGCACGGAATCCGCTTTGCGCTTGCCGGTGGTAGATGGGATCGGTTTAAAAAAAATCCGGTGATGCTATTTATGCACACACGTGGTCAGGTGATCGGCAAGTGGAACGATTTAAAGCTAGAAGGAAACGGATGGTTTGCCAATCCTGAATTCGACCTGGAAGATCCAGAAGTAAAACCAATTGCCGGTAAAGTAGAACGCGGATTTTTAAACGCCTGCTCGGTAGGTGTTGCGATCCTTGACGCTCAGATGATCGGTAATGAAATTGTCGCTACGGACTGGGAACCTTACGAAGCCAGTATTGTCGATTCAGGCAGCAATCCAAATTCTTTACAGCTCTACACACCGTTCGGGGAAGTGGTGAAAGACCCAGAAACGTACATCAAAAATCTAACACTTTCCATTATGAGTAAAACACAGGAGGGAGCGGGAACTGCTACCGAGAAAATTGTTGAAAAAGAGGTTTTCCCAAAGAGCGTTGCCTTGGCTGCCGGATTGGGTGAAGATGCGACTGCCGAAACGGTTGCAGCTCATATTAAAACCGTGCTTGAAGAAAATGCTACGTTGAAACTTGTCGCTGAAACAAGCAAGAAAACGACCGTTGATCTGTTGGTGGATTCGGCTTTTAATCAGAAAAAGATTTCTGACGGTGACCGCGAGCACTACAAAAAACTGGCAATGATTGACTTTGACACGACTAAAAAAGTTTTGGATACGATACCGGCCATTACAAATTTGAAAGAATTTGCAAACACGCCTACGCCAACATCCGGGGAAACTTTGAAAGCGGACAAAGATGAATATGATTCTCTGTACAAAGAAGGGAAACTGTTGACTTTGAAGGCAGAAAATCCGGACAAGTTCAAGCGAATATTTAAGGCATTCCACGGTGTAGAACCCGTAATGACCACATAAACACAACCAGAAAGCGAAAGTGAGGGGCACCGTGCAAGAACGGTGGGAGTTAAAATTACACTGCCGGGCATAACCTGCCTGCATAGGTGTCCCCTCCAATTTTCATTGTATTATCAAACATTAAACTATACACACGTGGCCTTAGAGGTAGAAATTTGGAAAAAAGAAATCATTGGCTTGTTGTACAAAAGCAACGAGTTTTTGGATTACTGCGTAAAAGCAGATGAGTATGTTAACCTGGGTAAAATTGTCCATATTCCGGGTTCGGGGCAACCGTCCAATGTCGAAATTGACCGTACTATTTTGCCTGCAACGATCAGTAAACGTACGGATACTGAGGTAACTTACACGCTGAAAGAATTTACGTCTGATCCAAAATTAGTGACCAACCTTGAAACGCTGCAATACAGCTACGATAAGGTTCAAAGCGTTTTGCGTGAAGATATGGCCACAATCCGCGAAAAAGTTGCTGACTGGATGTTACGCCTTTGGTCACCTGCTGACGCTGCTTCAATTCTTCGTACCACTGGCGCTGCTGTTACCAGTGCTGCACCGGGTGCAACTGGAAACCGTAAAGGTCTTACCAAGGAGGATCTGAAAAAGGCGCGTTTGGTGATGAACAAACAAAAAGTGTTAAAAGAAGGTCGTGTGGCCCTGATCCCTTCGGATCAAATGGATTTTCTTTTAAGTGATCCTGATCTTTTAAAACGTGATGTTTCAATGGAACTCGATATTAAGGGTGGTGTAATTACCCGTCTTTATGGCTTTGATCTGATTGAACGTTCAGACGTGATGATCTACACTGAGGCGGGAACGCCGGTTGCTAAAAATCCAGGTGCAGCAGGTGCCGCTACGGATAACCAGGCGACACTTTTATGGCAGCGGGATTGTGTTGAACGTGCAATGGGTGATGTTAAGATGTTCTATGACATTGACAAGCCAGAATATTACGGTAGTCTTTTCTCATTCCTGATTATGATGGGAGGCCGTGGCCGCCGTCCGGATGGAAAAGGTGTTCTTTCAATCGTAGAAGCATCAGCAGCGTAACCAACGCACACACTGAATATTAAGACATATACCTCTTTTCCTGACGGAATTTGAGGTATATGTTATGTTAAAATCTCTAAAACTGACTACTATATGGCTTTGCCAGGTGTTCAAATAAATGTTTCTGACGGTGCCCTTGGGCGTACCACGGTGACGGATGACGGAGTTGCCGCTATGGTACTTACCGGTATTGCTGCATCAGGGTTAGCTTTGAATGTACCGGCCAGAATTTACAGTCTTTCGGATGCTGCTACCCTTGGAATTGCGGTTGCCACACATCCGTATGCTTATGGCCAGATCTCAGACTTTTACTCTAAAACGGGTGTTGGTGCTGAGCTTTGGATTATCCTGGTTGCGGAAGCGACAACACACGCTGCTGTTTTCACAGCGACTACCGGACCAATGCAAAAACTTTTGGATGCAGCCCAGGGCCGTGTAACAATAGCAGCTACTGCATTAGGTCGTGCAGTTGGTTATACACCGACCATGACCGGTCTTTTGGATTACGATCTTGTCGCCGTTGCCACTTTGGCCCAGGCAGTAGCAAACGGCCAAACGGCCAAATTTTCACCATTGCGTGTAGTGCTTGACGGTAGTTATCTTGTAACGCCTTTAACGGGTGTTGTGAGCGTAAAAGGTGCTAATGACCGTGTAGGTGTTTTTCTGGGTGTTACCGAATCCGGAAAGCGTACTGCTTCTATGGGAATGTTTCTGGGTGCGCTTGCTGCTATCCCGGTTCATCAGTCTATTGCAAGGGTTAAAACAGGAATGTTTTCGGCAAATGGTGCGCTTACTTCGGGCCTTCCTTTATCGGGATATTCTGACGCTCAACTTGGAAGTTTGCATGATGCCGGTTATATGATCCTTCGATCATTCCAGGGCTTGCAAGGTGCTTTTATTTCTAAGGATCTTACTCTTGCTTCCGACACGAGCGATTATACCAGTATTGCGCTTGGTCGGACGATGGATAAGGCGATCCGTTTGGCATATCAAACCTACGTATTGGAGCTGAACGACACGGTTGAAATCAGTTCGGATGGTAAGCTTTTGCCAACAAAAGTGAGCTATATAGAGGACGTTATCAGACGTACCTTAAATCAGAGAATGGTTGCGGAAGGTAACTGTTCTGCTGTAAATGTGTCTGTTGATCCTAATCAAAACGTGCTTTCCACGGAAATGATTAAGGTGGTTGTTAAGATCACACCGCTTGGATATCTGGGGTCAATTGTTGTGGAACTTGGGTTTTTTAACCCTTCAAACTAAATAAAAATGGCCGGAAAGAACACACGCGATTACGGATGGAGTGAATGCGAAATACGCCTAATAGGTACAATGCTAACGGGCGTTGAAGGCGTTTCCTGGAATGTTAAACAGGCAAAAGAAGCAATTTACGGAAAGGGTAATGAGCCTCAAAAAATCAAAAGAGGGAACAAAAGCTACGAAGGATCTTTATCTGTTTTGCAGGACGAATTAGAGCAAATTTTAGACGTTGCTCCTGACGGGCAAATTGTCAATCTGCAAGATTTGGATTTGCAGATTGCTTATGAGGAAAACGGGGTTATTGTTCGCTATTCACTGATTGGGGTAGAGTTTACAGAAGAACCGCATGAATCCAAACAGGGGGATTTGATCGGAAGAGCTGTATTGCCGTTTTTGTTTCTAAGAGAAATTCGAATCTAAATGGACGCGTTGCAGGACGCGATCCTGATGTATCCAAAACACCGGTATTTATACCGAACGAGTGACAACACTATACACACAACGCAGGAAGGAGCGGAAGCACAAGCGCTCCACCTTCCTGCGTCCTCTATCGAAAAGATCACATGCAAGACCCTCAAAATTACTTTACTGAAATAATTACCGGGTTCCTTTCTTCCTTATCAGCGGCGGGTATTACGTGGTTTTATTCCCGCAAAAAGCAGGTAAAGGAAGTAGAAGCACTTGAACTTGATTTGGTTGACCGGGCAATCAGGATATGGCGCGAAACTGGTGAAGCATTGGAGGCAAAAGTTAATAAGCTCGAAGGTCGGGTAAATGATTTATCTGACGAGAATGTACAACTGAAAATCGAGAACAAGGGTCTGCGAAAGGAAATTTTAACATTAACAAAAAGGGTTCAGGCATTCATTACTAAATATGGGGAATAGAGATATTAAAGATGCCGATACGCGTCTTCAACTGGCTTGGGCATTCATTCTAACAGAATGGCCCAGGCTATACCCGAACAGTCCACTTCCGTTTTTATCGGAAGTATACCGTAGTCCGGATTTACAAAGAGCCTATTATGCCCAGGGGCGTGATCCATTGGCCAGGGTAAATAGTCAACGCAGGCTTGTCAATCTGGCACCGATCACGGAGGAAGAAAACAGGCACAAGGTCACCAACTCCAAACCAGGGCAAAGCAAACATCAAAGTCTTCCATCAAAGGCAATTGATGTACTTTTTGTAAAGCCTGGTACCCAGAGAGAAATCAGCCAGGACATTAACTTTTATAAAGCCCTGGCAAAAATGGTAAGGGGTTTTAATCCGGAAATTACCTGGGGCGCTGACTGGAATCACAATTGGAGAAGTGATGACGAACGGCTTGTAGATATGCCTCACTTTGAAGTTCAATAATACCTTTTAAACGCATTTAAACACTATTTAAATACTATCAAAAATGGCTAAGAAAGAGAATATTACAGATGTTACGCCGGAAATTATCGAGGGATGGAAAAAGCAATACGGCGAAGTTTTCGCTTTGGAAGTTGCCGTTGATCCGGAAAAATATGAACCCGGAACGGTTACAAAAGACTTGGATGATGATATTCCGAAAATTACCGGATATCTAAGAAAGCCAGATAGAAAAGTAATGAATTATGCGGTCGTAACTCTTCCTAAGAGTATAAGTGGTGCAGGAAAAGCAGTTGTAAAAGATTGTTGGTTAGGAGGTGATGAAAGGTTATTAACTGATGAAGCGTATAATTTGGCGGCGGCTCTACAAGCGATTGAATTGGTTGACTTTTACCAAAGTCGGCTAAAAAAAGTTTAGAGGACGAATCAGATATTGACGATTCGTCCGAAGCTGACGCATTTCGATATATGTCAGCGTGGATAAGATACTTTTTCCATGTTGACATATATAAGTCCGAGCCGGAAGAAATTGCACGGCTATGGAAGGAAGCTAAATTCCTTTTAATTCAAATCAAACCAGTTCAGAAAGAGAAATGAACAAAGTATATCAGTTTGCGATAAAACTGCAAGATTTGTTTTCACCTCAAATGCAGCGTGTTGCTACAATGTTTGAGCAAAAAACGTCATTCATGACGCGGCTTTCAGAAAGGGTCAAAAATATGCTCAATTCGTCTGCTCAGTCGGTTTCAACTCTTCGCCAAAAATTGTCAGGACTTGCGGCGGGTTTTAAAGTTAAGATTGACGATAGTCAGGTTGGAAAAGCCTCTGGCAAAATATCAGGACTTCTTACCAAGTTGAAAAGTTTAGCAGGACAATCTGCAATTGTTGGTGGTCTTGTCGGGGGAAGTATAAGTGGCATTGCAATGGGAGCCGTTGACGGAATTATGGCTCAAATCGGAGATATGTCCGAAAAGACCATTGGTGCGGCACAAAAAAGCCAATCTACCAGATTTACACTGAATGAGCTAATGGGTAAGACTAATGCCGGTGCCTTGGTGAAAGGAGTTGATAAGTACGCGCCTGAAAAAAGGGACGAATTGCTTTCATCTGCTCAAAAACTTTCCGGATCTGGTGTAGAATCCAGTAAGCTTATGGATACGCTGAAATACTTAAATAACATTTCAGCATTAACTGGTTCCAAGGTTGATGATCTGGCCATGATCCAGTCAAAAATTAAAGCAACCGGATATGTTCAGGGAGATGAAATCAACATGTTTAAGGAGCGAGGAATTAACCTGAATCCATATTTGGCCCAGGTAATGAAAATTAAGGAAGGGGACATTGCCAAAGCTCAGTCAAAAGGTCAAATCAGCTATGATATTTTTGACAAAGCCATGCAAAAATATGCCGGTAAGGGGAGCAAATATGAGCAGGTTTATGAGCGTAAAATGATGTCAACGACAGAAGGGAAAGAAGAATTGGTATCGGGTAAGCTAAACGCAAAACTTCGAGGAATTGGCGAATTGATGCTACCAATTAAGGATTCCATACTTTCGATGTTCAATGATATTTTGAATGGAACTGGCCCACTTGTCGGGGTTTTTGAAAAGCTTTGGAGTATCGTTTCCCCGATAACTACCGGCATTATCGATCTTTTGAAATGGTTCGGAATTCTCAATGAACAGGGAGCGATCAGCCAAGGGGTTTTCACCACCTTATCTACCGTGTGGGACTTTTTAGGTAATATTTTAAAAATAGTCGGTAGTGCACTTTGGGTTGTTGCCAAGGTCATAGAGTATCTTATTGGTAATCCTGTGGTATTGCTAATTGCTGGTATTTATGGGATTGTTAAGGCATGGGGCTTTTTAAATGTTGTAATGGCCATGAATCCTTTTGTACTGATCATCGCAGGAGTGGTGTTATTAGTTGCGGCAATTATGACGGCCTGGGACAAATTTGATGGTTTCCGCGAAGCCGTTCTGAAAACTTGGGAAGTTATCAAGTCCGTCTTCTCAAATATTGGTGGATTCCTTAGCGCGTTGTTTACTGGGGATATTGCCGGGGCATTGGCGATTATCGGGAAAACAGTTAGTCAGGGCATTGATAATGGGCAAAAGCGGGTTAGTCAGGATCGTTTAGAGAAACTAAACGAAAGACGAGCAGGGCGTAAAAGCCGGGATAAATCAACGGATGGCCTCGATTTTACGGATGGTAAAGGTACGGGTGCAGGATCATTAGGAGCTGCTGCCGGGTTAAGTTCGACAGTAGGCAACTCGAAAAGCAGCAATGTGACGATCAGTATCAAATCTCTGATTGAAAATAACCAGATAACCGTGGCCAGTATGCAAAGTGCTGATCTGAAAGATTTAGAGACGCAAATGATTGATTTGATGCTACGGATAGCAAATTCAGGTACAAGAGCAATTACATCATAATGGGTGCATTGGTTTTAAATCCCGGTGGTGGAATTCCCCCGATTGACAAAGCAACGGTAGCTAGAACAGGTGTTCAGATGAAAATGCCGTTTTATATCGGCGAAACCAATGAAAGCTTAAAACTTTTACCGTTAGAGCCGCTTGTTGCCGTAAGAGGACACAATAATATTTCTCTTCGAAATGTAGCAAAGCAAAGAGGTGGTTCTGGTACCATTAAAGAATACTGGTCAAAGGGTGACTACGAGATTATTGTCACTTGTATGCTCGATGATTATCTAAATCCGGACGAGTTACCAACTGAAATTATTTCCCGTTTGAACGCTTTATGTAGCCTTGGGAAGTCGGTAGCTGTTAAATGTGCTCTTTTTGATGCTATTGGTATCGGAATGATGGCCATCACGGATTGGGAGTTTCCACCAACGGAAAATATTGAAGACCAGGTAATTGTTTTGCGTGGTTTTAGTGATCAGAATTTTCAACTTTTAATCGAAAAATAATGAAACGTTTCACACTATTTGCGGCGCTCATCGTGCTGCTGACAATTAACCAGGTAGCAGCTATGTACAAGCTTGATTACGAAATTACGATTGGAAATTACAAATTGCAGGCCGTTGAAAATGTTTCCATCGAAAACAGCCAGGAGCTTCTTAGTGATGAATGTAGGATCAGTGTACCGGCAATGGTTGCAGGAAAGGCAATTCAGATCGAGGACAAAATTAAGCGTGGTGATGCTGTTACTGTTCGGCTTGGATACAATGGTGACCTTGTAACTGAATTCTCAGGTTATCTAAGAGCGATTTATCCGGATAGCCCTATGATTTTGGAATGTGAAGAAAGTGTGTTTTTCTTTCGCAGGCCGGTTAAATCGGTCATCTTTCGCAACGTAGCCGTTAAGACAATTCTGAATTATGTTTTAGATCAGGTCAATCCTCAAATTCCAACCCCTTTTACCCTGGTGTCTGATCTTTCTGACGCCAGTTATAAATGGGATAGTTTCACTATTCATAATGCTACCGGATTTGAGGTGTTGGATAAATTAAGGCAGGAATCAGGATTGATGATTTATGCCCGTGGAAATGAGCTGCATTATCATTTAGCCTTCACACAGAAAACGGGTGACGCGATTTATGATTTTGGCGTGAATATCGAGGCAACAGATGATCTTAAATATGTCAGAGCCCAGGACGCAAAAATAAAAATTACGGTTGTTGGCCGGACTGTAAAAGGTGCCAAGGTTGAAGGCTCAGCCGGTGAAGATGGCGGGGATAAAATCACGTTACAGCGCCCTACTATTTCAGACAAAGGTACGCTTGAAAATATTGCAAGAGAGCAATTAAAAAGCCTGACGTATGACGGTTATCGTGGTGAAATAAAAGGTTGGTTAATCCCTTACTGCACCACCGGCTATTCTGTTGTTGTCCGTGATCCGGATTATAAAGAAAGGGAAGGTACTTACTATGTCATGGGTACAAAGTTGGAATTCGGTTCTAATGGAGGCGTCCGAAAAGTGTCACTAGGTGCCAAGCTGAGCGTTTGACATAATTTCAGGCCAAAAGTTGTACATAATTTAATAGTCAAAATTGTATTTTTTGTGAGCAATAAAAGGCAGCAGCTTTTAGATTTATTCCTGAATCCTAAGTCAGCTATTCAGGTCTATCGTGCGGTGGTCAAAAGTATTGACGATCACAACAGATGCACCGTCACATTGTTTGGTTCCGATCTGGAAGTTGATAATGTCACACTCGTTGCGGAAGAAGACGGCAGTGAATGGATTAAACTTCGTCCCAGGGTGGGAAGTGTCGTTTTAGTTGGGGCGGTTAATAACGAAGTTTCAGATATGTACCTGGTGCAATACGGAGAATTGGACGGCGGTGAAATTCTTTGTGGAAATACGCTGATCAATTTTGATAAAGATCAGGTTAACCTGGTCAACGGTAGCAGTTCAGTGGCGCTAAGTGCAAGTGAAATATCTATTTCACAGGATCAAACCGAAATTAGTTTATCAAACAATCTGGTTTCAATCACAAACGGCAGCGTTACGCTGAAAGAGCTTTTTGACGACCTGACTTCACTATTGCAAAACTTCAAAGTTGTTACGGCACAAGGGCCAAGTACGGCTTTGTTTCCGGATACCCTTGCTTCTCTTACTGCTTTAAAATCAAAATATCCTTTACTGCTATCATGACAGATTTTCAATTAGATGAAAACGGGGACCTGGTTATATCAGGTAGTGATTTTGCTGTAACTGAAAGTACATTACAGCATCAATCAGATATCATTTTGTCGGCAAAAGGATGGTGGAAACATTCACCGTCACTCGGTGTGAATTTACAAAGTTATGTAAATGAAAACGGGACGGCTCCTGGGTTAGTCCGTGCAATAAGTCAGGAACTAGAACGGGATGGAATGACGGTTGACAGTGTAGCAATCGGCACTGATGGGATTAAAATTGAAGCAAAATACCAGGAATGAAAAAGTACATAGTTACACCAGGTCAAAGCCTTTTTGATGTTGCTATAATCGTTTATGGTGATGTGACCGGCGTTGCTTTCCTGATTATTGATAATGGTTTAAATGGACCGGTTGACCGGATTTATGAAGGTCAGGTTTTGCTTTATCGTGACAACGCAATTAATCTCAGACAAAAGGTATACCTGAACGATTATACTACGATTGCCACAATTGACAATTTGGATAAACCGGAAGGGATTGGCTTTTGGAGCGTTGACGAGTATTTAATTCCAGGTATTCAATTTGAGCAAAAACCGATCTTCCTTGATAACGAAAGAATCTACTTTATACTAGATCACGAAGGTAATTTTTTAACCAAGATTACAAACCTAAGTACCGGCACTGTACTAACAAATCAAATCCTTGAATATCTGGATTCTTTCGGTCGGGCACGTGGGTTTTTCGTTGTCGAAAATGGAGATTATTTAGTTGAAATAGAAGGTTATTTAACAGCACACTTAATTATTAACACATTATGAGGACTTTGGATGAGATAAAAGCGGACATTGATGTAACAAAGGTTCAATTTTCGCAGTTGGACGCGTTGGATAGTACCAGTGATGTATCATTTTGGACAACATTACGTAATATGTGGGCACACCTGGTCTTGTTGGTTGAATCTTCCTATGATTCATTCCAGGCTAAGGTTGATCTACAAATTGCCAGTACAAGCATTGGCTCTTTACCCTGGTATGTAGACCAGGTGAAATCTTTTCAGTTTGGTGATCCGGTTAGCATCTTGAATGGTCGGGTAACCTATGATACGATTGATGAATCAAAACGGATTGTCTTTCAATCCGCTGTAACCGAAGATACGGTGACCGGGCGATTGGCCATTAAAGCGATAAAGGCAAACTCAGTCCCTTTGACAACGGACGAGCTGACAGCACTTAAAGAGTATGTCAGCAAAGTAAAGTATGCCGGTGTACTTGCAGACGTCAGCAGCCTGGAAGCAGATGATTTAAAACTTATAGTAACCGTCAAAGTAGATAAACAGGTCATTGGTTCCAATGGTCTTTTACTTTCGGATACAACAAAAGCGCCCGTTCAGGATGCAATTGCGGTTTATTTACGTTCGCTTCCATATACTTCTGTTATAAGCAATACAGCCCTTACTGATGCTGTTCAGGCAGTCAAAGGGGTACTAGATTTTACGATTACCGGCAGCTTTACGAAACGCCCTGTTTCAGTTACTTGGGTAGCATATCAACGCGAAACCGTCAGTCTGGCCGGTCATGCTCTTTTGCACAATGATTCACTATTTACCTACATTAACTGATGCTGATAGATATTGAAAAATTTGTGCAGCAAGAGTTGCCGCCAAACAAACGTAAGCCGGTGCATATTGCACTAGCCACTGCTCTTTTTTCTCCGATAAATGGTGTTATCAATTCACTGAATAAGTACGAATATGATAGCCAGTTTGACCTTGGAACTCCGGGACAAGTGGCAGTGTTGGAATATATTCTGCAAAGCTACATTGATGGTAATATCCGGGTAACGGATGGAACCGGCAGCCTGATTGATTTCCGTGTTTTGATACCTTCAACTTTGACAGTTGAACAGCGTGGCGATGTTGTGAGATATATCGAGCGCTACCGGCTTAAATCGAAACGTTATGAAGTGGTTGATTCCATTTCTTGGGGCGGTGGGAATGTTCCTGTAACACCTTTGGCGTGGTATTATGGCCCGGTTGTCATTGATAACGGTGGTGGAAATTTCAATATTCGTTATGCCTTGAATCAATCAAAATCGGCTCAAACCATTTTGAAATTCGGATCTTCTGTTCTATTTAATAATGTTAGGGAATACCAGGCACAAGAAAATGTCAATTACCTTGTCACTTCCCCTGGGACATATTCGATCCAGGTTGGAGATTTAATTCAGTATATAGAAGTTTCACCGGCTTTGGTGACTGATAAGCCTGCCTGGCTTAATAAAATAGCTTATACACATGACGTTGATACACTTGAATGCACCTTTTATTTTGATGCAACAGAAGATGTTCAGTCAAGAATTGAGGCTGTAAGTGGTGCTCAGCCCAGCGGTGTATGGGGTGATAGTAATACCTGGGTGGATGGTGGAGAATCGCAATTCGCTCAGCCAAACTATTCAGAACTTGCGCGTTATAATCCTACTGTGTTAGGTTCTGGCGGCATTATCAGATCACGTGAATATTACATTTATGTGAGAAGAACGGCCAGTCCTTCGGTAGTGTTCCAGAAGAAATTTACCACTACGAGTGCAAGTCATGTATATCCTCCGACAGATATTTCATTGGTCGATACAGTCAACTTGCCTGCTTGTGCATTAAGTCCAACGCTTGGATCAATTTTTCAGGCAACCGAAACTTTCATGGTTGGACAATTTGCTGCGTCATCAGTTTTTAGATTCAATATCAGAATTAAGGAAGGGTCTACTACTGTCAGAAATGCAGAAATGGTGTATGAACCACTTGCCACGGATGCGGATAGAATTGAAGCTGCTAAGCCTACAAAACTGATCCAGTTCTTTAATTCTGATACTTTTACATTTGTTTATGCTGCTTTGACGGCGGGTTCAAGAACGATAGAAATTGAGGCTACAAGCTGTAAAGGAACTGGGATTTCTTCTAAACCTTTCGTAATCGTAGGTACACCGTTAGCGTTTGAAACCGGGTATCCAAAGTATACAAATGCAGGCGGTGTCAATAATATTCTGATCCGGATTAAAACAGCGGAAACACAGGCAGTAAAGGTTAAAAATACTGCTACCAATGCGGTTTTATATGATCAGAATTATGCGTTTACAATCGGCAACTCTTTGACTATCACACCTGCTGTTGCGGGTAATTATCTGGTTACAGTTGGTGCTCTTTCTTACACATTACAGGTATTGGATGCCGGAAGCGGCGGGGCTGTGGTTGCCAAGGTATTAAGTCATTCTTTGCCATATCACATCAAAATTACAATTACTGGAAGTGATAAGAATTGGAGGTTTTATGATGTTTCAAACTATCCTTGCCCTCCTGGCCACAAATTCCGTTACAGAATTGCAGGTGAAAATACACTGGATGTAAATCAGCTTGACGGCTATGTTTATAATTCCAATTCACCGGTTAGGATCTTAAAAGGGATTTTGAAGGATGGTTATAACGGTCTTTGGGATTGGGCTGATTCAAATGGGATTACTATCCATGAAGACGCCAGTCCGGGGTTCTCATACAATAATAGTATTGCTCAAACCAGTATTATTTTCATTGGTGGGACGTATGACGGATTTGTCAATCCTATTCCTGATACATTTGACCCGGCAGTAGGTAATGTTCAGTATCTGGATATTGCACCGGCAATTCAATTGCCAACGGATCACGCGTGGATTGTCCAAAGAGGTGTTTATACAATTGCCCAGATTCTGGCCAAAGGAGCAACGCACATTCCAAACGGTCAGCTTGATTGGGGAAACGCTGATTATGCAACTGTTATTCCCGCACAAAGAGACGCCGGAATAACTTACAGTGATGTGCCGTTGAATAATGTTATTTGGTCGATGCCTCGTAACGAAAGTATACCTGAACAGTGGGTAAGTAATCCTCCTGGTCAGGGTTGGCCATTTATTTACAATCTGCAAGTTTGGCCTAATGGCCCACTTAATGAAGCCGATTCAATTGGTAAGGCGAATATTTCCCCAGTTGTAGACCATGCTTGTCATATTGGTGAAACGGAGGAAAACTGGCCTGCTATATCGTCGCACTGGCCGATGTGGGGTTGGTTCTATACTAGATGTGCTGAACGTTTGACCGCTCGGTTTACTAACAGGGGAATTTCGTGGTACATGTGCCATAATTACTTTCATATTGGTTATCCGGATATGTTTTATTTGGGTAGGCTATCTGCAAGTGATCAGAAAGCTGCCTATAACAGACCTGTAACGGATTGGCCTGCAACTGGTTTTCAGCCAGGTGGTACATTGGCGGCTACAAATACAATAGCCCACGCTGTTTATTTAGGTGCACCTGATAAGGAATCTGTTATGTATGACACGGTTTACCTGATGGGTGCGACTAAAAAGTATGGTAAGAAGTCGGCTATTTTCGCCTTTTTGGTACATGAATGGAGACCAAACAATCACCAGAATGTTAACTACCCAGACGGTACTTATTATCAATCAGGTAAGGTTCCTATTTGTCCTGCTGATACATTTAATTTAGGTCATTTAGGACACATTCACGGAAATTTAACACTTGAATGGGGAGGCGCGTCTAAGTCTAGTCATCGTGAAATATTCGCGGAATATGCACAAAGTCCGATGTTCTTTCCAACCGGAAGTACGGAACTGGCTCCAATGCCTCACTTTGGTAGAAGTGGTTATTACCCTTACACAGGTCTTGCAGATATATATAATCTGGGTGTCAAGCATTTTGCTGACCTATGGAAGGAAGTTGAAGGGGGAACGGATGCCTTTTTGAAGTACCGTTTAGATGGCGGTGCCTGGATCACTCCTTCTAACACCGGAATGGATGAAATAATTGACGCAAAAGATCAAAGACGTGGCTATGTATTTTCAAGACGCAAGTCAGGTAAAATTGCATACTATTGGCTTAATCAATACGGCGGTGGTGCTTCTCATTCCATTGAAATTGTAAGCCCGGTTGATCCCGCTGTTATATGGACTGGAACGGTGTCATCCAATATGGCACTATCACAAATACGAAATATTTAGTTATGGCAAAGCGAACGATAGCTTATTTGAAAGCTGCTTTTGGTTTATTGAAAAAGCCGAAAGACACGGATTTTGGTGACGTTTTTGACAGTTACGTTCACAAGGATGACCTTGAAACTGTTAATAACTCTGCTATTGACTTGCGGATAAATACCTTTAATACTGCTTTGAGAGCAGAAACCCCAGGTGCGATTGATACGCTTGGCGATGTTTTAAAAGCTTTTACAGGGTTTCCAGACACTGGAAATTTAAAGGCGATGATTGATGCCGCCAGTGGAACGGGAATAACTTGGGATAAAGTAACTGGGCGTCCTGCCAGTGTTCCAGTTATTTGGGATGAGCAGACGGCCACATTTAACTGGAATGCTGTGGGAACCGGGATTCTGCCTGGAACATTTGCACCGGCTGTAAGTATGAAAGCTTATTTGTCTTTGCCTGCCGGTGTAAGAGCGTTGGTGACTGACATTAGTGTCATCCCTTATACCTTCACCGTTCCGGGGGATACCAGGGTTACAAATAAATTGGCAAGCGTTACGTTTGCTGTTACTCCAAAAATCTCACTAACATGA